CCTACGGCCAACGGGGCGGTGTGTTCATGGAAAAAGAAGAGCTGGACGACAACGGCGGCACGGTCAAGAAACAGATTTTGCTGTGCGCCAACACCATCTTCCCCGTGGACATCCTGAACAACAACGGTGTGCACGAGGTGCACTTCTGCGTCATCCGCAACAAGCAGCTCAGCGAAGTGCTGCTGCCCCAGAAGTCGGTAGCCAGCCAAGACGAGACGATCAAGCACCTGTCGAGCCAGAACATCATGGCGTCATTCGGCGCAGGCAACGACAAGAACTTCTACAACTACATCCGCGCCAGCGTCGAGAAAGTCAGCACGGAGAAGGACCCGATCAAGATGCCGCCAAGCTACGGCTGGCAAGAGGACAACAGCTTCGTGTTTGCAGGCAAGGTGTACAGTGCCAACCGCCCACCTGTCACCGTTCCGATGCCCGAGCTGAAGAACATCGTGATGAACACCCGCCCAACGGGAACGCTGGAGGCGTGGAAGAAGATCATCAACATGCTGATCCGGCGCAAGATGTGGGACCAATTAGCCGTCGTGATGGCGGGCGCTGCCTCCCCGTTGATGAAGTTCACTGGCTTGCACGGCTTGACCGTTCACGTTGCGTCTTCTGAGTCAGGCACAGGTAAGTCACTGTCGCTCGACTTGGCTGCATCCATCTGGGGCCATCCGATCCACTACCGCACAGGCGCAGGCACTTCTCCTGTTGCCATGCAGCAGCGGCTTGGCATGCTGCACAGCTTGCCTTTGATTACCGACGAGATCACGACCAACAACCGCAAGGACTTCGAGTGGTTCCCGGCCTTCTTGTTCAGCATGAGCGAGGGGCGCGGCAAAGAGCGCATGGAGTCGGGCACCAACAAGGAGCGCCTGAACCTGTCGGTGTGGTCAGCCATCTCGCTGATGTCGTCAAACCGCCCTGCCGTGGACTACATGACTGGCGACCGCAAGCACTCCTCCGAGGGTGAGCTGCGCCGCTTGATTGAGTTTGCGATGGACCAGAAGCTGGAGTGGTCCAGTGACGAGATCGAACTCATCAAGTCCTTGCAGTCCAACTACGCTGTGGCAGGCGAGGTGCTGGCGCAGTTCTTTGCTGACAACGTGCCGCTGCTGCGGGAGCTGGTGCCTGAGTGCACGCGCCGTATGTACGAGGAGTACAAGGCTCCCAACGACGAGCGCTACTGGATGGCGGGTACGGGTGCGGTGCTGGCCGCTGTGCTGATCTTCAGTGACAAGCACACGGGCTTGGCCAACATCCCAGCCAAGGAGATCATCGAGGCGTACCGCCGTCAGATCGACCACCTGCGCTTGTGCATCAAAGGCGGCAAGCGTACGGCCGAGGACGTGCTCAACGCCTACATTCAGGAGTACCAAGGCAAGTTCGTCATCGTCAAGTTTGGCGAGAAGGCTGGCCCTGCTGCAATGTTTGGTGACGGCACATCCGTTGGCAAGACGACCACGAAGCAAGAGGTCATGGGACGGGTTGAGCACGGCGTGTCTCCGGGCTGCATCGACTTCTATATTGAGGAACGGCTGCTGCGTGCCTTCTGCTCAAACATGAGCTTCAGCTACACGACCTTCAAGTCGGAGATTGCGCACATCTTCTCGGTGTACCAAGCCCCCAAGAAGGACATGCTTGCCAAGACGGACGGCCCACCGCTGCGCGTCATGGCCCTGAAACTGACAGCCAACGCCAACACTCTGGACGATGCAATACTCTTACCGGTTTCCGTGGGCGCGGCTTAAAAAGGGCAAGGGATTCTTCATCCCTTGCCTTGCCACCGAGAAGGTACGACAGACAGGGCTTAACGCAGCCCTGTCTTTTCGCATCTTTGACGCCAAAGCCTACCCGGCCATCAAAGATGGCCTCATGGGCGTGTGGTTCTTTCGGTAGCCGCGTAGAACTGCAGCGCCATTTTGTTCTGCGCGTCTTTGAGCTGCTGCACCCTTGCTTCTTTCTCGTCCCCTGACAACCGTGGGTTAGCAATGATCTTTCTTTCCATATCAAACAACTCCCCCATGCGCTGGCGGAACGCGCCTGCCATCGGAGCGCCGACAATCAACGCCGCATTTTCTTTGGCGTACGCAGCGGCGCGGTCCTGCTGGCCACGGTTCACCAAGTCTTTGTACGTCTGCTGGGCTTGGATCACATCGTCCATGCGACCGTACGCCCGTTCGATCACAAACCGGCCCTCGGAAGGCTGGAACAACCCGCCAATGAACGGCTGGCGTGAAGCACCCACCGGCATCTTCTCGCCCTCGGCTTCGGAGCGCAGCAACGGATTCAGCGTGGACATAAGCGCCACCCCAAGACCGCCGGTGTAACCGCGAACAAAATGCTCGATCAACAGCGGCGAGATACCGACAGCGCCAGTCACACTGCCAAGCGTCTTGGCCACTTCTGTCGTGCCTGCACGGAAACGCTCGCCTGCTTCCAGACGCTTCTCACGATCAGACTCAATCGGACCGAAAGCTGTTTCGCCGTAGAAGGCTTCCAAGATTGGCTTGGGAGCCGCAGGAATAACGCCCGGTGCCGAGTTCAGGATCAGCTTACCAATCGCTTTGGCGGCTTCGTTGCCGGTAGCGTTGCCCATGGCAACGTCCATCAAGGCTTGTGGCAAACCCATAAACAGCAAACCAACTTCAAACGGCACAGGCAGTTTGAGCGGGTCCTTGACGCCGGGGATGTTGACAAAGAAGTTGCTGTACCGTTCTTCGGGCTTGGCCTTCTTGTAGTCCTCATCGTCCTGCATCATGAAGGCGTATGCCAGCGAACCCGCAAACAGCATGGCACCACGCGCTGCAATCTTGCGCTGAATCTCCAGTTGCTCGTTGAACGGCATGTCGCCTTTGAACGAACGGTACAGAACGTCCAAGCCCTGAATCTGGGCGTTGAAGAACGGCACCAGAGTGCTCATCATCTGCATGCTGGGCGACAGGCCACGGCGACCAAAGTTGGCCGACTCCATGGCGCGGAACTGCGCTTTAGCTTCAGAGAAACCCTTCTTGATCGAGTCGTTGTAAATTACCGCCCGGGTCGCAGCATCGGCCTGCAACGCCATGGTGTCAAGCTTGCCCAAGAACTTATCCCAGCCGCTGCGGCCTGCGGACACGTCGCCCAAGAACTTCTGCATGTCGGCTTCGCTGCCGGTGTAGATGTTGGAGCTGACCACAAGACCGCGCATGAGCGCCAGTTCAGCGGGGCTGCGTCCTGCCCGCATCTTAGCCAGTTCACGCAGTGCGTTGGCAATCGGCACGCCATCCACGCCGGAGACAATAAACGCGTTAACGGGTTCGCGGACCAACTGGCGCACAACGTAGGCGGGGCTGCGTGTAATGAACTTGCGCAGAATATCCGCAGGGATGCCCATCATCTTCACCATGTCGGGGATGGTGGTCTTGATACCCTCCATGCCGCGCACGATCAACTCGGCAGGGATACCGAAAGTATCCGAGTCGATCACAGCAAAGTGGTCTTCGCCGTCAATCTTGTAGTGAACGGTGTTGGTGTTAGCCAGCCCTGCACCCTTACCCATCTTGGAGACAAACCCGGACTTATAGAGGGCGTTGGTGGTCTCCATCGTCGCCTTGTTGTGCATTGCCATGCGGGTGAGCATGAACGTGTTTTGCACAGCGCTGGTCAGAATCGGCTGAATCTTTTTCTCGTCGCCCAAGAACTGCTTGAGGTCGGGGCTGTCCTTAAGGTTGCCAATGGTAATCGGGCGCTCGCCCAACACAAACAACTTGACGTTGCCGTCTTCGACCCGATAGAAAGGCACGTACGGCTGCTTGTTCAAACGCCGCACTTCGTCTTTGCTCAGGTAACCAGACTGCGCCGCAAAGTCCAAAAGACCTTCGTTGTAGTTTTTGTACTCGCGCATGGCTTCTTCCATAGCCGCTTTAACCTCGGGGTTGGCGTTCATCTTGTTGACGTAGTCGTTGTACTCGGCTTTAGCCTTGGCAGGTTCCTTGGCTTGCAAACGTGTCCAGCCGTCAGCCACAGCGTTGGCACGCTGTCCTGCAATCAAAACGGTGAGCATGGCCTCGGCTTCTTGTGGGTTCATCCCACCGGCTTTGGCCGCACGCTCCATGGCGGTGCTTACGCCGACGAGGTTTGCGCCAGACGTAGACTCGTAGCGGTACTCGGTAGCTTTGCCCACTTTGTCCGCAACGATCCGCACAGGGCCGTCTGTGATGAACTGGCCAGCCGCCTGCGTCACTTTATCGCCCATGCGCATGAAGTACTGCGCGTTGAACGCTTCGGTGGACGACAGCTTGCCCGCGCCTTCGGCCTTAACAAAGGCCTCATCAGTAGCAGCAAGGCGGTCGATGTACTGTACACGCCCGTTCAAACCAAACAAATTGCCGCGCAGTGTAGCCAGCTTGCCGGGTTCGTAACCGATGATGGACGACGCGGGCGGAGTCTCACGGCGGAAAATCGAAGGAACAGCCTGCTTGCCAACAGTAAGCGTGTTCGACGGCGAATAAATCTGTTTGATCAGTGCGCTGGTTTGGTCGCTAATTTTTTCAATCGGCTTTGTGCTCCACAAACGGGTCAGTGCGTGCCAGAACCGTTTATACCAAGGCTGGTTGTCAACGGCGGCACGGAACGCGACGTTCGACTGCATCTCTGACACAAACTCTTCTACGTCAACAATACCGTATTCGTTCTTCAAGTCCCTGCGCTTTTCCAGTTGTTTGAAGATTGCAGTAATCTCTCGCTTGGCGTTGCGTTGCTGCGGTGTCAGCTTGTCATCGGGCGCACGCAGTACCTGCAACGTAACTGCGTGAACAGCTTCGTGCACGAGTGTTTCATCCGTAATCTCACTAGGCCGGATCAAAACGGTGTTGTTGGCAGGGGTGTACAAAGCAGGAACCGCCACACCGTTGTGCATCAGGTCTGGCACCGTCTCAACTTTTGTGCGCATCAACAGACGGCGAATATCGTTTGCTGTTTCGCGTACCAGAGGATTGCTGCTGTCCACAGCAAGCCGCTCAATAGCTTCAACAAAACGCCCATCCATGACGGCCTCTATGACCGCTGGGTTTGAGTCCATTTGCACGTTTGTTGAGTACGTTGCAGCAACGTCGAAACTGCCTTCATCGCGGATGCCGCGTCGGCTTCCTTGTTCAGCACGTTCCAGCTCCACACCGGCTTCTTCTTGGCCGGGCTTTGCAGAGATGCGCATGGACTCTTCAATGGCGTCTTCTGCTTGCGCTTTGGCGGACTTGTTAGAAGTAAAACCCGCCGCCACGTTGGCTTCGGCATCCCGAAGCACTTCAAACATACGGTTGCGTTCTTGCTCGGCTTCATCAACCGCGTCTTTTGCCAGCTCTTTTGCAGCCGGTGTTTTGGCTGCTTTATAGTCAGCTTCGGCTTTTGCGAACGTGGCCACGGCCGCGTTGTACCGTTCCTTTGCAGCAACCACAGCGGCAGCGCCGGGCACTTTGATCAGGTCGTTACCTTCCTTGATCTTGTCTTTGATCTGCGCATCGGTCATGCCGTTAGTAGCGTCAGCAAACGCTGCTTGGAGTTTCTCTTTGCGATCGCCAGTAGCAGCGTCAAGTTTTTGTTTCAACACCGCCAGACTTACCGCGTTTGCATCGGCGCGGTTCATGTCCGCAGCCGTCAAGCGCACTGCGCCTGTTTGCATGGGGCGGTTGCCTTTGGCAATAGCTTCCCGAGACTCTTCCGTACCGGACAGCATCTGGCTTGGAGGCTGCGTGCCAACCCGCGCAACAGGTCCAACTTTGCGGCGACCAAGCCGGGTATCGGGCGCAACCAAGGGTTCAACACGCTCAGCAGTGCGGTACTCAGCACCTTCACCAACAGGTGTAATAACGCGTTCGCCCAATTGAGTGACGCTTTCGTAATCGCGTTCGAGTTGTTTGACGGCACCTGTGAGACGCTGCACCTCTGCCACGTTGTCTTGCGCTTGTGCTTTTTCCAGTTCGGCTTGGCGAAGGTTCAATGTATCGCGCACCGCTTTACGGGTCTTAACAACCAGAGAAGATGTGGTGTCGCTCTCGTAACGAGTACCGCGCAAACCAAGACCTTCGCGGATACGGGCCAGCGCAGCACGTTCTGCGTTGGTGTACTTGAAAGCAGCCGTTTGGTCTGCTGGTTGTTTGGCCGCTTCTTCGCGCTCGGCAATCTTTGCGCCTGCAAGCGCTTGGTTGGCTTTCTTCAAACGCTCCGCCATCTCTGCGCCCTCTTTTGCTTTGGCGTCAAGCTGCGGAATCATGTTTTGAATACTGGCGACTTCGGTGTCAATCACGGCTTGGATGTCATTGCCGTAAGCGCGAGTCAACCCCAACTGCTCCAGTCGCGCTTTCTTATACGCAAACTGGTACTGCGCGAGGTCTGCTGCGGTCTTGTTGTACGTGTCCAGTAAAGAGTTGTACGCACCAAAACCGTAACGACGCGCCCAATCCGACAGCTTCATCTCGGTTACGTCGCTGACTTCTCCCGGAGCAATTGGGAGCAGCGCCGACTGGCGTTCAAGCGCGGTACCAAGTTCGGCCAATGTAGCTGTTTTGCTGGCCGAATCCGGAAGTTTTTCAGCTGCAGCAATTTGTTTCTGTGTGCCTGCAAGCATCTCGTCAAGCTTGCGTTTGGCAGACGTGAGTTCTAAGTCAGCAAAACCCAACTCTTGCGACGCAACCAGTGCGTTGTTGTTTTTCTCTTTAACCAACGCATTAAAAGACGTAGTCCATGCGTCTTGTTTTTTACTCTGCTCTTTTTCCAGTTCACGAATCAGCAATGCAATATCCCGCAACTGCGCATCAATGGTGGCGGATACGGTCTTTTGTTCTTTCTCGTCAAACACTGAACCGCGACGCGCAGTGAAGCGGCCTGTCGTGCCAAGCAGTTTTTCTCTTTCGGCGTTCAAGCGAGCAAGCACATCGCCCACAGTGTTGCCTGCCGTAGTTGTTTTGAGAGCAGCGTAAGTCTGCTCCATGTTTTCTACTTGCTGCAGTTGCGCAGGTTCCAAGCCGCTTGCCAAGAGTTTTTCAATTTCGGTTTCAACTTCTTTAGCGACGTTTTCAGGGTACACCTGTTTAAGCGCGGCGTTCATGTTCTCAATATTTTTGGTAGAGCGAGCAATGCGCTTTTCCAAAGATTCTTTTTCCGCTGTTCCGCGCGCCGCTTGGGCTTCAACTTCTTTCTGGTAGCCGCGCAACATGCGTGACGACAGCGCCACCTTTTCAACAGGCACCGGTGCTGTAGTCTTCTTTTCAATCTTGGTGATACCCCAGCTTGCCAATTTCTTCGGAAGCGTGCGAGTTTTACCCGTAGGCGTGCGGTAGCCTTCGCCTGCAATCAAGCGTTCAGCTTCTGCCGTGCCGGGAGTAGCGCCTGCACGTACAGATTCTTGCTGCTCGTAAGCGCGTTGACGACGCTCAAGGTCGGCCATTTCTGCGCGGACTTTTTCTTGCTGCTGCAAGTTGTCCTGCAAAGCCTCTTCCGCCAGTTTGCGCTTGCTACCTTTGACGAGGTTGTTAAAGTAGTTGATCTCTTTTCGCTGCTCCTCGGCGCGTTCAAGATCGCGTGGGGTTGCGTCAATCCGTTTTGGGTAGCGCTTGCTAAGCACCGCCGTTTTTTGCGCGGGCCATGTCTTTACGATCGGGTCGTTTGACTGAACCAAGAACGCTTCGTACTGCTCTGTTTTCATGGCCGCTACTTGACGCAAGTAACGGGTAGGGTCAGCGTCCCCAGACGCCCGAGCTTTGCGCAGCGTTTCTTCCACGTTTTTCAAAGCAACCAGACGTTGCTTAGCGTCTTGCAGTTTGGCGGGGTCTACGGGTTTCAGGCCAGCGCGGCGCTCAAACCCGGGCAGCGTTCGAGTGCGTGTATCTTCTTGCTCTGCGCGTTCACGTTCACGCGCTTGGGCAAACTCATCAAAGCGTTCGCTTCTGCGACCAGACGCCTGTTGAAGGCGGGCTTCAGTTTTTTCAATCTGTTCCTCAACTTGGCGCAGGCGAGGGGTGTCTTTGCTGTACTGTTCGGCCAGAGCTTGCAGTTGAGGGGTAGCACCGACTTGACCACGACGCTGCATACCGGTTTGAATGTCATCACGCTCAGCGTACAGTTTGTCCAATTCGTTTTGGATTCGGTTGGCTTCGGTGCGAGCTTTTTCCAATCCGCCAAACAAGTCTTCGGTTGCTTCAAACGGGCGCGGCGCTCCAAACTTAAGGTCGCCTGTACTCTTGCGAACACCGGGAGCAGTTTCTTCAGCTTCAAAAAGAGGTGTTTGGCGTTCAACCACTGCCTCGTATTGTTTCTGTACAGCGTCCAACTCATTGAGCGTGCTGTCACGCAAATCTTTCAGGTCGTTAAGACGCGCCAGTTTTTCTGGGTCTGATGGTCGACCTGCCTTTTGGATAGCGGCGCTGTATTCTTTTAAACGTGCCCGCAACTCTTTGGCGCGATCTACCAAGTCCGCTGCTTGTTCAATTGGTGCAACGCTAGTCTTCTGTGCAGCGGGCTTAGCCGGTGCTGGGGTGAATTCCATACCGGCAAGTTGTTTTTGCGCTTCCACATCAAACAGCGATGCTTGACCCAGCTCTTTCTTTTCCTGACGGGCTGCCGCAGTTTTGGCTCCTTCCGCATCGACTGCTTTTTCACCGGTGATGTAGGGCATCATTCGGTCAATCAACTCAGCAACACGCGCATCACTTGCTTGTGTGATCTGAGAGTCAACATCGGGTTCACGAACCGCTTTGTCTCGCCCAATCTTCAGCTTGCGTTCGACCTGCGCCAATGCTTTATCAACGGCATCAAACTCGGTGCGCACCAACTCAAGCGCTTTTGACGGGCCGTATTTTGAAAAGTCGTTGTACTCCGCCTCAAGTTCCGTACGTTTGCGCTTGAGTTGGTCGCGCAACTTTTCCCGGTCAGCGACACGGAATGCGTTTTCTTTGGCTTCTTTATCGAACGACGCCCAGTCTTGCTCGTTTTCTTGCACTAACAAACTAGCGCGTGTAGCCTGATTAAGTTTGCCGCCGGGCTGGACACGGTAAGGCTGCGCAAACTTCAAGCGCTCTTTAGCGGGTTTGCTGGCTTGGCGCATGATCTCACGCGCCTCATCCAACCGTGCTTTGCGCAGCCCCACTTCAAAGTCGGTAAGCCCCTTGTCTCCCATGCGGAACAGCGCATCGGTTTCTTTGGCCACAGTTTGGCTGCGGCGCTTGGCATCTTCCCGGGCCTCGGCAATTTCTTGCGCCAAAGCGTTGTCAGACGGAACGCCTGTATCAAAAGACAGCTCGCCTTGTTGTTCAGCTTCAGCCAGTTTTGGCACAAGCTGACGAATGGCTTCAACATCACCCGTAGCTTTGGCGGCATCCATTTGGTCGCGCAGGTTGCTCACGGACGGCATCTGCGTAACCGTCTTAATAAACGGCTTGAACTGCTGCAGGTTCTTGAGCGCAGTCTCCATCCGCTCCATGTTGGCAAGGATTGCCTGCTCTTGCTCGGTTGTGTTGGCGTCAACAAGTTTTTGTTGCGCGGTGTTAATTGCGGTTTGGATTTGTTTTTGGGCCGCGTTATAGGTGTCCGCATCCGGCACCAGTTTTTCCAACGTGTCTTCCAACGCGTTGATTTGGTTTTGCAGCGGCTGTTGCTGAGCAGGCGGCAAACCTGTCTGCTTCTTTTTGAGGTCGTCAATCTGCGCTTTGATCTGCGTAGCTTGCCCCATGTCGGATGTGTCCTGCGCTTGGTACGCAGGCTCTTTTCCAAATACGGCTTCGGTAGCTTTCTTCTCAGCTTCCATCTTGCGCAACAGGGGCGCGGCTTCAACACGCTCTTGCACCAACGCTTCGTACTCGGGCGCTGCTCTAAAGTCTTTGAGTGCGTCAACTGCTTCTTTGCGCTGTTCGGCCGCAATTCGCTTTGAAGCAGGGTCTGTGCCTTCTGGCTTGACCTTGGTTTTTTCGTCCAGTTCTTTTTCTTGGGCAATTAGCTTGTCATAGCGAGTCTGAAGATCGCTCAGGTATTCTGGCTTGGAGCGCTCAACCGCCACCCGTTTCTTTTCTTCTTCAACGCGTTGAGCTTCGACTTTGGCAGCGGCTTCGGAGTCAAGGCGATCCGCTTCTCTTGCTTGAGTCTTAGCACCGCTGCGCTCAAAGGCACGGCCAAACGGTGCAGCAGCACCGCCCAACACAGCACCACCAATGAAACTGTCGATGTACTCTTTGCGGGCTTCGGGGTCGGCAATGTTCAGCCCGGCTTGCAAGCGCTCGAGCACTTGTTGCGTGGCTTCGGTCACACCCTCTCGTCCTGCAGTAGCGCCGGTCTTGGCGGTGTAGTCCATGATGGTTTTGCCAAGCGTCTGATTGGCAAGAGCACGGGCTTGTTCGGTGGTCAGCTTAGAACCCACGGAGCCAAACAGCTTGCCGATACCGGGAATCAACGCCATAGCGGCGGTGTCCAGAACAGCTTGAGGAATAGCCGCGCCAAAGGCTGCGGCTCCGCTGGCCTGCTCCAGCGTCTTGCCTGTTTCCAGTTGAGCGCCAAGGTTAGAGGCCGTGAACTGGCCGGTGGACACCGCGCCTGCACCCAACAAACCCAAGCCAGCAGCAACTGGAGCGGATACAGGGGCAGCCAAAGCACTAAGACCTGCAGCGGCGGGGAGGGCCATGTACGGCAAAGAGCCGCCAAGGGTCTCTCTAAACTTTAACCCGAAGTCCTCAGTCCAGCCTTTTTCCGTAGGGGTAAAGCGTGCGGCAGCTTTGGCTTGCGCGGCTTCGTATTCTTTCTGCGCTTCGGCTTCGCTCTTGACGCCCAGCTTACCCTTGAGCAGTTCAAATTCCCCGCCAAGTCGGGTAGCACCGGCAGATGCGGCGGCTTTAAGACCTGTGGTGTCTTGTTTGGGTTTGGCCTCTTCCCTACGACCAAATGCGTCGGGGTACAGTTTGGAGGCTTCTTGCAGTGCAGCTCTTGGGTCTTCGCCCTCTTTGAGAGGGAACCACGAACCATCTGGGAGCTGGACTGACTGTGCCATAAAAGACTTTCAAATTGTATCCGGGGAGCGCAGCCCCGGCTGTGTATGCGCTTGAGCTAGATTTTACGGTCTTGCGCGTGTGGGCGCAACATCTCCCACTTTTGGATACATCAGTGCGCTGAACTCGCGCGCGCCCGAAAGCAGGTCAGACATAGTAACTTTTGGTTCTCCCGGTGCCAGCTTGGCGTTTGTTTCTGCCAAAAGCTTGACAGCCGCCATGCCGGACTTGTCTGCAGTAATTTCCTGCATCTTCTTCAAGCCCGACTCAAGCCGTTCAGCGTCGGTCTTGCCCGTACCCAACAGCATGGCTGTACGATCCGCACCTGTAGGCATAGTTGCCCGTGCGTTTGCACCGCGCTCTTGCATGGCCGCAATCCCTTCCCGCGACTGCAGCTCCGACTTCTTTTCTTGGCCGGACATGTACGAGCTAAACACAGCCTCTGCCCGCTTTTGGTCCATGCCGTAAACGTCTTTGGCAAACCCAAAGACCATTTTCTGCCCGTCAAGGATTGCAGCGTCGCGGTCTTTCTCCAGCGCACGGATTTCGCGGCTGTTGAGGTCTTTACGATTCATGCGCAGTTCAGAGATGCGGTCGTTCGCTTCGTCCAAGCGTTCCTGTGCAGCTCGCAAGTCTTTGATGCCTGCGGCGTACTGCGCCGTGCCGACCTGTGCGCCTTTACCCAAAGCCGTGGCCAAACCGCCCGGGGTGGACATGATGGCCAAGCCTGCATTTAGCAACGCCAGACCCGTGTTCTGATCTTTTTGCCCAGCAAGCTCTTTAGCCTGCGCAACAAGCCTGTCCGAACGATCTTTGTACACATCGCCTTCGGCTTCAATTTCTTTTTTGCGGTCGTCCAGACGCTGCTGCACTTGCGTTTCAGCTTTGTTTTTAATATCCACAAGCTGGTTATTAAGTTCGCCAATCTTGTAGTTTGAGTCCCCCATCGCTTCGGTTTGCGCTTTACGGATGGACGCCATGCTGAAAGGGTCGTCTTTGGGGGCGGCAGCTGCAGCCACAGCACCAAGTCCTGCGCCGGGAGCCTTGCGGCCAGTATCGGCTTTGGGGGCTGCATCGCTTGCTTTTGGCGCAGCGGCGGCTTGCTTAGCGGCACGTTCCGTCATGTACAGGTTTGACGCTGCATCAAACTGGGCCATGTCTTGTGGTGACGGCCCTGCGTTTTGTGTGCCACTTGCGGCAGCCAGAATCGCTTCATCGGCAGAAGTACCCACGCCCGCAGCAATACGTGCTTTGGCCTGCTCAATCTGATAGTTCTGGCCCGCTGCCCGTGCATCCCGAAACATACGACGGAACAACGGGACCTCTTCTGGCGCACCTTGCTGCGGAATGAGGTTGCCTGTACCAGCAACAAACCCGGGAATGTCCCCCATCATGCTGGTGGGTTTAGGCATGCCGCCATACTGGTAACGCTCCACATCACCGCCGTCAGCAAACGCAATGATGCCGCCGCCTGCAAAATTCATGTTGCCTGCGTTCAACTGGCCGATGCCTTGGTCTTCTGGAAGCTGCTGGGGAGCCATCTCGGCCACCATCTGGTCAACCACCTTGGGTTGCTCTTGCTGTGCGGGTGCTTGGCTTGCTGCACGCAGTTCTTTGCGGCGGTTGGACTCGGACATGGCCAGAGCCATGATGTATGGGTCGGCCTTGTGCATCTGAGCGTACTGCTGCAACTGCGCGTCTGGCAACTTGGCCAGAGTGGACGTGATCTTGTTGACATCAATCATGGCGTACCTCAGATTTTGGACAGGGCCAGCTCAGCCAAGCCTGCCGATTTTTTCTTCTCGCGCTTGATCTTGGCGTCAGAGACGCTACCGCCTTTGGCCATGAGCTTGCTTGCGCCAAGCGCCGCCGTTCCATAACCCAATGCCTGTGAGCTTGCGCTTGGCGCTGCTGTATACATGGTTTGAGTCGAGCCAGAAGGCGTACCGCGCAGCAAGTTGGATTCGAACTCCAGCTGCTGGTATGGGAACTTCTTCTGAGCCAAGAAGTCTTCGTACTGCTGGGCAAGGATGTTCTGGACTTGTTGCTGCTGCTGTGTGCCGTAGCCTGCCTGAAGCCTGTTGACGTCCATGCCTTGCTGGAATTGCTGCTGAGCGCCTGTAAGGGCTGTTTGAAGACCCTGCAAACCAAGCCCCGCGCCGTACTGGCGTGACTGCTCACGAAGCTGCTGCTCTGTGTTGAACTGGTTCTGAGCTCGGCCATAAGCATCTTGCAAGCCACGGGCTTGGATGTCACCTTGCTGGGTAGCCAAGTTACGCGCAGCTTCAGCGTCCATGATGGCCTGACGGCCTCCGCCAAACGCACCTGACTGAACGGCTTGAGCGCCGCGCTGGGTACCAGCAACATCCGCCATACGCTGCGCTTCGCGCTGCTGGATATCCACCACGTTCTGCATGTACGGGTCCATGTACTGACTTGCTTGCGCACCAAACTGGCCGGTGGCATATGGGTCGTACGAGGTGTTCAGCGCCTTGTTGACCGCCTGCCCGGTTGCGGCAGAGGGGCCCATGTTGGTAGCACCCGCAAATGCACGTTGCTGCAGCGGGGTAAACTGCGCTTGGCGTTCGCCTTGGTATGCTTGATACGGGGCGTTCGACAGCGCGGAGCCTTTGCCGAGCACTTCTTGCGCGTACGGCTTGGCCCAATCTGGAAGGTCTTGGGTTTGTGTGCTCTGTGCAGGCTGCCCGCCACCGCCATCGTCGCAAGGGTACAGGCGGATACCGTCCTTGGTGTAGCCTTCGTGTTTGGATTTAATCAGCATTGCGTGCCTCGCATTCTTTGGCAAAATTGTTTAGGTATTGGTCGAAGGTTTCTTCGTGCGCCCAGCGGCGGATGTCCGGCCCAATCTCTCGCGCCCAGTCCAAGCCACCCACAATCAGGGCGGAGGCTGACAACACGTCGATGTACGCGCCGCGCAGGATGAAAGCAATCGAGCGGTCCTTTTCGTTGCCTTCGCGCTCCAGCTTGTTGGCGATGTGCCAATTCACCACGGCGTTCACCAAGGTGCTGCTGAGCAGCCCAAGATGCGCTTGATAGAACTTGTCGGCGGGCAGTCCGATCAACAAGTCCCAGAACACAGCATGAATCTCGTCATCCGCGACGGGCTTGTCCTTGTCGATCAAGTCATCCCAGACGTGCAGGGCACGAAAGACACGAACAACAAACTGCACGGCCTCGGCATCCCCCTTGAGGAATTGGCCAAACAGCGGGACGTGCTTGTTCAGGCGGTCAAATTCTGGTGTGTTCATGCTGGGAGCAAGTTTTCTGCGCGGCTGTTGACGGCTACGCGGTTTTTGCCAATAGACTTCTTACGGGCTTTTTGCACACGGTCCATCATGGCGTACAGCTTGCGTGCGCCAGCTTCGGTCGAGCCGTTGCCTAATTCAGAAACGATACGAGCAGGCACAACGAACTCACCATCAGCAAGACGCGCTGGGCGCTTGTCCGCAATCGTTGCAGGAATGGAATCAGATACGCCATCACCGGGTCCTTTCAAAAGACGACCGCCGTCCGAGTAATCGCCAAGATGGCTTGGGCCGCCTTGGGCCAGCGCAGCAATACCCCCCTGCGCCATGCCGAACGAGCCGTAGTCCACTGCTGTGGACGGAGTTGGGTCTGTCACAGCGGGCGCAATGATGGGCATTCCCGTAAACGTACCCGTGATTGGGTCGAACGTGTAAGGTCGCATGGTGGTGTTTGCGGCGGAAGACTGCGTAGCAGCCGTGGCGGGAGCCGCAGCAGGAGCCGCAGCAGGAGCTGCAGCAACAGGTGCAGGAGCTTTTGATGGCGCAGGCATCTGGCCCATCAGGTATTTAAACATATCGCCGGACTGGCCAGACATGGTGTAGTAAGGGTCTTCCTCAACAGGCTTGACCGCCTTGGCCTCGCCGCCTTTGGCAAACATCTGGCCTTGGTTTGCCATCAATGTTTGGGCTTCGTTGCGATCCGACATGGCTTGCACAGGACCGATGTCCATGAGACCGCCGCCTGCGGCCAGACGTGTAAATCGAGGGTCAAAATGCAAAACTTCCCCTGTGTATGCGCCGGAGCGGTTTGCATACGGGTCTGAAATACGGCCGGGATCGTACGAATACATGAACGGTTTGTCGTCGGGGCGCTTTTCCATTTGTTTGGGGTCTTGAATCATCATTGGAGCCAGACCGGCGAGGCCGTACTGCAGGTTTTCCTTGGTCATGAAACGCTTGGGGTCCTTTACCAGTTCACCAAAACCCGCTTTTAGAGTATCCATTGGCGTTGTTGTAGCCAGCTTTTGTGCGACAGCGTTCTGTGCAGCTTGTTCCTGAGCGTAGATGTTGCCAATGTCCGCCGCTTGCTGGGACAAAACTGGTGCCTGTGTGATGGTGGGTGTTGCTTGCGCGACCATCTGACCTGCATTTATTGCAGGCGTTGGTGCGGCTGCAATTGGAAAGTCGTACGCACTAGCAAGTTGCTTTGCTGAGCCTCCCAGAATGTCGGGAGCCACGTTTGCTGCAGCGGACCCCGCGCCTTCGATGAGTGCTGGTGCCACAGCTTCGGTAGCTACAGCAGGTACAACGGAATTTGCAGCGGCTGTACCGGCAGCAGAAGACAGTGCGCCCGTACCCGCAGCGCTCAAACCACTCGCCAAGCCTGCACCGCCGTACGCGCCCAAACCCGCCATCAAACCCTTCTTCAGACTGCCAGTAGCCACAGTGCCCAAAGCGCCTGCAGCCAGACCTGCTTGCATTGCTGTCAAACCCAACCCGGCCGGGCCGAGGAAAGCGCCAGCCACCAACGGCAGGATGCTCGACAGGAAGCCAGCTTCGGGTAAACCCGTATCAGGGTTGATGGTCAGGGAGCCGCCATGTGCTTTGGCAAGCGCCTGCAGGCCAGCCACTTCTTGTGGGGCCATATGGACTAATGTCGTGTCTGGGCCACGGCCACGGGAGGCCATGTGTTGTGCGGCTAGTTGCAGGCTCATGTGCGCCTCTCGGAAAGGGGGTTGGTCGAGTCTATCATGTGGGGTCTATTCCATCAACGGCTAATCTCTTCCCAGTCAAGGGAGGCCAGCACTTGGTGGCCGTTTGACCCTCCAGCGCAAATAAGCGTCAGCTCATAGGCGGTGGCTGTAAACGGTTCACGCTCCAACTGGAAGGCAAACAGCGCCTGCTTTAAGATGTCTACCGAGGTTGAGCCTTGATTTGAGCCTTGGAAGAAACCCGACGCCAAAACCCGCCCAGTGCCGGTAGTGAACGCGGTCCCAGTGAGGTTGTACTCCACACTGGAGTTTGTGCCTGCACTCACCCAAGTACCTGCCGTCGTCGTGCCCCCTGCCACTACCCGCCAGTTGTAGTTGGCATTGTTGGTAATACCAAGGATAGACAGGGCAGTCAGGATGGCGATAGCGTCCAGACGGGTGCTTTTGAGTCGAAGGGAGACCACTGGGTAGTAGGTTCCTGCAGTGGTCAATGTGCTGGGGCTGGTAATTGGGTTGCCCACAGATAACTGCGCCCCGGCAAGCTGGTAGCCGCCTTCAGAGATTACCGTGGAGCAGACCTGTTTGAGCGTGCTGGCGCTGGCCGTTGCTGCCGTGTTGGTCATCTCATACCGCAGAGGCAAGGATGCGGTGGTGATATAGGTCGTAGTGACTAAGTTGGCGTGGTCAAAGTTGTGCGCTGGGACAAACTGGCCGTTGATGATGAAGCCGGTACGCACCGTGCCCAGACCCAACCACTCCACGTCCATGTACAGAATCTGCGCCTTGGACGAATCCAGCGTCAGCCCGGACGGGCCAGTCCCGTCTAACGGGTCTTGGTTCCAGTTGGCCTGAGCCACAGGGGTGTCCACCATAGCCCCAGAAACACTGCTGCGCTCGACCATGTAGTTTGTGGTCCCGCTGCGTTCAAAGTAGATGCCGTTGGCCGCTCCATAGTAGCCCACGCGTTGGCGCAAACCAGCCTTGGGGTCGCCCATGACAAACGTACTCATGACAAGCAAGCTTTTACCGGGCTGGTAGGAGAACACCTTGATGGTCTCGCGGATGATCTGATCCCCGCTGGCCGTGCCAACGGTCAGGTTTACCAAGCCTTCATCTGCGCTGAATGTGGCTGCTGCCGTGCCGGTTGTGCTGGTAGCCCACAGGTTGTTGTCGGCGTAGCGGTGGGATGAATCAAACAGCGTGAACGGGTTGCTGACCCGCAACCGCCCAAACGCATCAAGGTTTGTTCCGGTGATTTCTACAGGGAGAGTTTCCATAGTGGCCACGAGTTGCCCCAAAATGTTGTCGAGTCGGTTGAAGTACAAACGCAGCACATCCGAGTACTGATCGTGAAAACGAGGCTCGTACTGGGTTGGAGCTGTCGGTAAGCGCGGCGCTACAACGCGGTTCAGTTCAAACTCAGAAGTGACAATCAAAGTCATGCTTATTACCTACGTCCATCAGGACGAACATCAACCGATGGGACGCCAAGCTGCCATTGAACCCCAAGGCCATCAGAGCCGATTCGGAACGCCATCTGCCGCCCACGCACCCGTGTGTACACAATTTCAGTGAACTGCTGCACCACATAGTTGCGCTGGCCCTGATAGTTCTGGGTACTGACAACCTCGGGAGATGGGGCCGCGCCGTAGTTTGCGCCGGGGTTCTGTCGGGGGCGCATCGTAATTGTCACCGCCGGGTTGTTCACGTACGAGCCGTCGAACGTAACGTCTGGGATCATGCGCCAAACAAAACCGTAGTTATGGCCGTCACCGATGTTAAAGTCGGCAGACTGAATATATGCCTCGATTGGGCTTGGCGGGTTTGTGGTGCCGTCGTTTACACCGTCTTCGTGGTAAATCAACTGGCCATCGTAGCCCGCAGCGGACGGGAAGTCGCGCAGGGGTGTATCAGTCCAAGCTGTTCGAGCCATATTGCCGTACGACCAGATTTTTTCCAAGTGGTTGTACACAACGTAGCGGTCAATTGCCGTGGAGTTGGCCGAGCAGTAGAACCACCAGATTTCGTTGAAACCTTCATTGGTGCTTGCAAAGAATTGGTATTGCTGCTGCAAGTTGATGTCGCCAAAAATGTACTGGCGCAGTGGGCAGTAAAGCGTTTCCACACGACCGGAGTACATGTAGAACTTGTCTAAGCCCATCCAGTACGTGATGTTGGCGGCTGTTGCCACAGTGTTTGGCCCAGCAATCGAGGTGTTCGAACCCAAAATCTGAAAGCCCCAAACGTACGGCGGGCCAAGGTACTGCATGGAGTAGATGGCTGCGTCAGTCCACACCAAGATTTCTTGACGGGTTTGCAAGTGCGCAACAATCGACGAACCGGTACTCAAGCGGTAGCTGCCCGCTTGGTTAGTGATTGCCGGTGCCCAAAGCGCGTAGTTTTCCTGATCCGACCAGCGAATCAGTAACGGGTCTTGCACAGCCGAGCCGTAGTCATTGCAGCCAAAGGCAATCACAAAGCGCGAGGCGTCAGAAACGGCCACGGCATTGCAAACCGACGGGCAGTCTGTGTCGGTGGTGTATGGAGAAGGGCTGGTTGAGCTGAGCAACACTGCGCGGTCGTACACGTTCGGGCTTGGGTTTACCTTCCAGAGATACAGCGCACCGCCGCGAGGGTTGATGAGGAGGTCTTGCCCGTAGTTGGCTTGACTCCACAGGCGCATCTGGATGCCAACACCAAGACCCGAAGGGGCTGCCTCGCCCCAGCCGGTAGCACCGATGTATTGGTTTACCGTGGTGCCAGAGGAATAGGCCAAGGCGGTGCTGCCCACACCACGCACGCAGCCAGTGAACGTGGTTCCTGTTTTACCCGAGTAGGTGATGTACTCGCCGCCAATTCCGATTGCGCCGGAGGCAGCAAAGCCTGTGGTGGAAATAACAGTAATGGTGGTTGCGCTTGAGCTCAGCGAACCGTCTAGCGTGGTGAAAGCAGAAATTGTTGTGGTTCCACCCCAGCCCCCGGCACCCCAACCCACACCCACTGTAAAAATCTCGCCGCCAATTGAGATTTGGTAGGCAAATGTGCCTGCTCCTGTGGTTCCCGAAGATGTAGCTGGAGACGACACCGTGATGCTGTATGTCGATGCGTCAATATAAGTGATCCTGAACTCTTGGTTCAAAGCAGCCGCAGGAATACCATTAACCGCACCCGCAACACCGGAGATAGTCACAAAATCACCAGTTTGTCCGCCGTAACCTGCGTCGTTGATTACCACTGTGGTGGAACCGTTGACTGTGGTGAATGCGTTGGATGCAATGGTGTTGGTGTCCCGAAGTGGCGTGACGTCGTAGAAATCACCGCCAGCGGTCTGCTGGATGTAGTACTTCAGGTTGGTGCCCAAACCCATCAGGTTGGTGCCGTTCAATGTGACCCAGTTCCACAGAGACCGGCAAATACCCCAGAACGAACCCGCAGGAGGTTGCAAAGTGGCCTCCGCTGTGCCGGTGTCCAACGTCCAACCCCCGATTTTCTCGGGGTAACCAGAGCGAAAACGCACCTTGTCCATCTCGAACCAAGTGCCTTCGTTGGCCAGCGATGTCGATTCTCGGTTGATGCCGGGTCTGAGTTGGAGCTTTTGCAGTGGCATGTGGGCCTCTTAGGTGAGCACGGCCAGCGCGTGGTTGATGTGCTTGATACGATCGTCAAGCCCAATGGTACCGCCGTTGATCTTCTTTGTCATCCCGGTGTAGTCCTTGGCGTCGGCTTCTTTGTTTAAACCGCGCTTGTTCCAGTACCAAGCCGCGCTCAGAGCTGCGTACTTGGGGGACAGAATCAGGTCTGGGGAGTGGATGAAGTCCTCACCCAAGGCATCCCCGCACAGGGTGTAATTGTCTTTCCCGGTCAATTGGATCAGACCCCGGCCCTTGTACAAGCTGCCTTCCTCCGTCTCCTCAGTGCCGTTGCCCATGCGCCCGCCGTAGACCTTGTTGGCAATCTTGTCAGGGTTGCGGTGGTAGGGCTGGGCGGACTCCAGCGTGGGGAACCGGCTGGGCCAAACGCGGCACAGGGACTCTGCGCTGTAGTTCAGGTTCTCCTGCAAGGTCTTGAAGTTGCCGGACTCGTGGGCGCACTGCCCGATGAACGCTGCCATCCGCAGGGGAGTGTTGATCTCATAACGCTGGAAAGCGTCATTCAGCGGCTCCAGCCAGTCTTCGGAGATGTGCAGTTCTTTGAGTTGTTCAGCAGTAATCACTTTGCGTCCTTGAGTTTTTGGATGTCAGCGCCTTTGTCCTTGGAGCCCTGTGAGCTGCCACGGTGGAAGTTCAGGATGGTACCGCTCATCGTGATGAGGGAGCCGAGCGCCATATAGACCAGCTCTTTGTTGGCATCAGGTACGCCCTTCATAAAAGCAAACCAAGCCAGAAAGATGGTGGCCGATACGATGCCAATGTCCAGCGCGTATGCCGTGTTCTTAGCCAGCCACGATGCGTTGGCGGACTCTTGAATCTCGGCGTTCATCTTCCGGGCGCTGTCAGTGTTGGCGTTGTGCAACTCAAACTGCTTAGTATCAATCTCGGCCAGCTTTTGTGCTGCTTGCGGGTCTGCTTGAATGGCGCTCGCTACAGCCTCTACTGTGTCCTCAACACCCAGCTTCTCGGCAATCGCCTTGACCGCCATGCCGCCCAACGGGCCCGTGACTGCGGTTGCCAGCATCGGTGCCACATTTTTAAGAAGTCCTGCAAGCATGTCGTTCATCAGTTGCCCCTTTTGGTTAACATGGCGCTGGCAATCTCCAGCATGAATTTTATCTGCTCAAGCTGCTCTGGCTGCTGCGCCCATCCAACAGTGATCTGTCCAACAAACCGATGGTTGTCTGGTGGGACGCTGATCCGGCAGGTGTACCCCACGCCCTTCTCGATGTACCACAGGCCCACCTAGGACTGCGCGTAGCGGTACTCCCCGCAAGGAATCTCATTGGTCATTAACTTGATGATGTCGGCATTGTTGGCGGCGTTCTGGCTGAACAGACCCACGTCAATGTCTTCAATGCTCTTGTCGCGCCCGTCTTTGGTGTACGCTTTGTACAGCACCCGACTACCAAACAAAGGGTTAACCCTAAAGATCGCCACCACGGTTGCGCCCGTCTTCTTGAACAGCATGGCGCTGGCCTCATCGGCACGGCTGGTGTTGATCTCGGGCAGCTTCTTGGACTCCTTGTAGGCGTCGCGCATGAACTCTTGGTTCTGCCACAGGAAGTAGCCCGAGAACGCCACGATGCCCATGATGAGGATGGCGAACAGTTTAAACGGCGAGTCCACATACCCGAGCACCTTGTCGAGCGTGGAGTTGGCGTTCAGCTTCTCATCGCTCACCGCAGATACCTCATGTACAGCACGATGCCGTAGATCATCAGCGCGGCCAGCACCACCGTAGCCATACCCATTGCAATGTACTCAACCATCTTGGCTGCTTGCTCTGCTCTACGGGCCTTCTCTCGGGCGGCGGCCTCCTTGGCCTCGCGGCGCTTACGGGCTGCGGCGGCTTGGAACTTTACCCAATCGTCCCACATGCCCGGACGACCAGCATAAACCATGCGCTCGCGCAGTTCTTCTTCCTGCTGCCTGAGTTGCTCCAGCGCCATGAACTCTTCCATGTCGGAGCCGCCACCCTTCTTGGTGGCTTTTTCTTGAATGCTTGCCTTGTTGTCAAAGTAATCAAACACCCGCGAACCAAGCTGGTGCAGCTCCTTGCCATTGGCAAGTGCCCCCTTAATGACGGCAAAAGCGGCGTTGGCGGCGGCAAGCTCTGCAAGCATAGGCGTTTTTACTCAAGCTACGGCTTATGTCTTGATGATGTACTGCAAGGCAATGTACGGTTGCAGGTTGCGCTGCACGCCGCTTTGCTCTTGGATCGTCATCGTCTGCGTGCCTGAGCCGGTTGAGGTGATGTTGACGGCGGAGCCACCAATAGATGTAGACAGTTTGCAGGTTTCCGCCGCAGGGTCTGCATCAATAATGTAGTAGGTTGTTGAAGAGGACAAGCCAGCGGGCAAGGTGCCGGACGTGCTAACTTTCACCGCAATATTGTTGTCCCAACCGGTGCCCATCGTGATGACGTCAGAGGTGGCCGCTGTAAACGTCTGCGAAGCACCAACAATACTGTGGGTGTGGTTAGCGTCAATAAACAGGTTTTCGTTAACCGCCCCAGAACCAAACCCGGCTTGGTTTGCGCCCGTAGGGTTTGTAGCAGACACGATGCCATTACCGGTGTTGGTAGGAATACCGTTAGAGCCGAAGTTGATATTGCCGTCCAAATCAGTGGTCGTGCTAATCGTGTTCGTGGGCAGCACAGCATCACGAGAACCGCCTGTAGCAGCCAAAGAGTACAAGTCACCCGCACCGATTGGCACACGGTTTTCCAAGTTGGGCACGTTGAACGTGGTAGAACCGTCGCCTGTGCCGTAGGTGGTGCTGATTACACCAAACAGCGTTGCATAGGTTGTACGAGACACAGCCGCGCCGTTACACAACAGGTAACCAGAAGGGGCAGTGTTGGTGGACCACATATGGATCGTGCCAGCAGCGGTGGGGTCAAAGGCTTCAACAAAAGCGCAGGTGGCAAGAGCTGTCGTCGATGTTCCCGAAGGAGCGGTAACGCCAAGCGATACGGGCGTCAAGGTCAAGTTACCTGAACCTACGTTGGTGATGTTGACGGCGGAGCCGCCAACTGTTGTAGACAGCTTGATTGTCTGCGTGCCGGAGTAGGTCCCGGTTATGGCGGTTGAGGCCACGGTCTGTGATGCGGCAACAATGTACGTACCCACTCCGCCAGTGCCCGTCCCCAAAGAGGAGACCGTGGTTGCAGTCACGCCCGTGCCAGAAATTGCTGTACCCACGCCAATCGAGCCCGCATACACCGCCGAGATTGTCAGGGTTGTGCCGGAAATCGAACCCAACCCCGAAAAATAAGATGTTGCGCTTGTGTTGACAACAAAGTAGTTGGTGTTGGTTGACAAACCTGTGGGCATTGTCCCCGAAGAAGACAGAATGACTGCCACATCATCCGAGTAAGCCGCTGACGCCAGCGTCACCGTGTCGTTGGCAACACTGACTGCGCTTGCTTGCGTTACTGTCTGGGCGGTAGCGCCGTTTAAATACGCCGTGCCGCCTGTGGAAATGGAGCCAACCGCTGAAATCTCACCCAAAACTGTTTGCGATCCACCTGTGGAAATGGAGGCGTTGGTCGATATTCCATCATCCACCACAAGGGAGCCGCCAAGCAGCAGATTGTTTGCGTAGTCAACCGCGACTCGGAAATTGGTCCCCTCGGTCCATACCGGGACAGTTCTACCGGCAGGAATAGCCACCCCCGTACCGGCTGCGGTGGTATTTCCAATTACGGTTGAGTTGTAGATTGTGGCGGTGTAGCTGCTGGCGTTGTAAATGATGTACGTTTTTTCGGCCGGGGGTGCGTACACGGCAAAGTTTGCGCCTGTGGTTGTTGTCAACGCAATTGTCTGGTTGCGAGATTCGTCTGGAGCACCGTTGAGCGCGGTAAGCGCTTGGTCGGCGGTCGTAATCGACACCGAGGTATATCCAGCAATAGCCGACTCAATCAAGCCGCCGAGGTTGGTATTGGTTGTATTGCCCCATGTACCGGCTTGATCGCCGGTTGTGATGAGTTCAATCCGAAGGGATGGGGAATACGTGCTCATACTTGCTCCTCAGTCAGCTGTGGGGATATTTGTCCACCCGGGGGTTTGCGAGTCGTCGATAGTTGGCCAACTCGATGATTGTGCGTTGTCTACATTTTGCCACGTTGTACTTTGACTGTCATCCAACGCTTGCCATGCAACAACCTGCGCAGTATTGATTTCACCCCAAGAGCCATCTTGTGCGTCGTCAATCAACTCCCAGAGCAAGCGGCGCAGAACCTCGTCGGCGCCAACAGCGCCCTCGGTAACGGCGGCAAAGAAAGCTGCTGTGGCCACAACCTCATCGAGCGCCTGCACCACTTCGACAACGGCCACCAAGAACTGCATCTGGGCGCTAAGAGACTCTGAACCTGTAGCGGACTCACTCACACTGGCCGAGATCACCGTGAAGGCGGAAACCGTATCAGTACCGGTGGCAGCTTCGACAATTTCCGCAAGATAGGACAACCCGCCGTTTGGCAGGTCAGACATGGTGGCTGTTTCAGAGATGGTTACCGCAAACGTCACGGCTGCGGATACAAGCTCTTGGCCTGTTGCAGTCTCGGATAGAGCCACCAAGAAGTTGGCAGCGGCGGAGACGGCGTCGGAGGCAGAGCCATTCTCCGCAATGGCCGCAAGCATGGACGCGGCCGCCGAAACGGAATCGGACCCAGCCGCCGTCTCCGCTACAAACACTTGTGTATTGGCGTTGGCAAACACTGAGTCGCTGATTGTGGATGTTTCGGAAACGCTGCCTGCGAAAGTAGCGGCGGCGGACACTGAGTCCAGCCCAGAGGCGGTCTCTTGGACAGAAACACCAAACGCGGCATTGGACGCCACGGCGTCAGAGCCAGTCCCAACTTCGGCAATCGCAGCCGAGAACACAAGGCCCCCAACTACGCTGTCGCTGCCAGTCAGCGCCTCGTAGACCGCTACGCTGAAGTTGACTGCGGTAGAGACGGAATCCAAGCCGGAAGCCAGCTCAGATATGGCGGCATTAAGAGCGGCTTGGCTGGAGACGGCGTCGGCCCCAGTGGCGGTCTCGGAAATAGAAGACGCAATTTGGGCTTGCCCGATACCAGCAAATGTCGCACCGGCAAAAGTGGCTAACCCAAACATGTGTCTCCTCAGTAGTTGTTTAATTGCTCCTCATCGTCCAGCATCGCCCACCCAATAAAGATGAGCAAGGTTAGTGGGATGAGAAGAAGCCAGATCATTACCAGCCCATTGCCGCTACATCAGCAGCGCGGTCAGGGTAGGCGGCCAAGTATTGCTCTTTGTCTGCTTGTGCGTACTCTTGTGCCGTGCCGTCTTCAAAGGTCACGATGAGTTTGTGTTCCGCATCAGGCGGTGTCAAAAATGTGATTGTGTGTTCCATTTATTGCACCAAATATGTGAATGAAAAAGTGAATGTTTGACCTGCGGTTGTTGTTGGCGCAAGCCAGTTAAATTCTGCAACATCACCAGCATCTGCATAAATTGATATTGCAGTTCCTCTTGCTTGGCTGGAATAAAACACCCCCGCCCCACCTAATTGACGAACCGCAGAAAGATTGGAAGCGACTGGCAAAGTCATCCTTAATACGGTGTTTGTTGGACCTGCTGCTGTCATCGTAATACCAGACACTTGACCGCTAACAGTTACGGTGTTGCCAACACGCATATATTGACAAACAGCCGCAGTGCTTGCTGAAATGTTTGTTGTATTTGTCAGCGTAGGCGTATAAGTCCCGCTGAATACGTTGCCGTCTGTGGTGGCAGGGGCCGTGACTGCGGTGCGTGTAATTTCAAGACCGCCTGTTTCAGACAGGCCAATTGCCCGAGTCAGCGTTGTGCCGTTGCTCGACACATAGAAGTTCAAGCCCGTGGTTGTGCCAGCAGTATCGGCTGCATATGCGTTAATTGAAGCCTTGATGCCGCCGTCACCTGCACCGCTTGTGTCGTCATTGCCAAAAGCAAGTCGAGCAAAATCTTGGCCAGCAGTCCAAGTTCCTGCAGACGCCGAATAAACGTGGATTGTTGTCGGGTTTGGTGTTGCCGTAAACGTAATAGAACCAGCGGTAGCTGCTGCCGAGCTTTGCACAGTGATCTGCGACGCTGAGTCAATGCTCAAGATCATTGTGTTCGTGCCCAACACGCCTGTGCCAGCAGTTTTGGTGAGGATCATCCCCCCATAAAAACCTGTTGTTGTGGAAAGGCCAGTAATAGTAGTTTCTGTAGCTGAAGAGGTGATTGTTCCCGTAACGCCAGAAATTACAGCTTCACCAGAGTCTCGTTGAAAACGAAACGAATGGCCGTCGTTATTGCCCGTTTCCCCCGTCAGCATGTAAAACTGCGCGTTTGTTACGTTGTTGTTTAACTGCAGGTAAGAGTAGCCTTGAAGCATTTGCAGATACCACGTCTGCGTGCCGTTTCGGTGTCCAGACAACCCACTTTCGCCGGTATCCGAGCTGTCAAGGTAAACAATGGCGTCGCCATCGCCACTAACTGCGTTTGATTTAAGACGCATGTACGTCTTTGCACCGTCAGCGGTGCTTGGGTTTTGGATGTCAAGAATATATGGTGCTGTTGGGGGCGCACCAATACCTACGTTGCCGTCTGCATCTTGGTTAACAGACTTCTCGGACGGATACGTGACGAACACATCTTTCTCGCCCGCCGAGAAATTAACCGCCGCTCCCGCGTTGCTTGACGAGAGGATGGTTGTGCGTGCAAGGGTTGTACCGCTGGACGTGTAGGTGCCGATACCAACCTCCCACTCGCTGAGGTCTCGGGCAGCAATACAGTAATACGTAGTGTTGCCGTCCCCAACAGCGGAGAACGATTGGTATCCTGTGACGGCCCCAACAAGGGTAACAGTGCCCGTGCCAGTGGTCGTCGTAGTTTCTCTGACTCGGTCAGCTAGTACCAAGGCCATGCGGCACCCCTTTTACATATTAAGCCGCGTCGAGGCTGAATGTGTATGTCACAGTCAGAACGTCACCAGAAACAACGGTACGGTCGCCGGGAGCTTGGAAGTCCGAGGCGGAGAACAAAGTGCCTGAAGTGCCGGATGTCACGGAGCACAAGAACGCGCCTGCAACAACGCCACCAGCGCCGGAGATTGTGAATTGGTTTTTTGCCGCCGAGTTGTCAATCACAGACGGGTCAGCGGTTGTGGCTGTACCAAACGTAACGGCTTGGCGTGTACCAGAATAATCGGTGTACTCAGTCCAACCTGCGTGCAAAGCCAACGTATCGCCAGCAGCGATGGTTGTGCCAGAGCTGGGGCCGGTAATCAGGCCCATGTACCAAGTAGTGATCTGTGTAGCGCCGTCCAGATAGACAGACACCATGCTCTGCAAGCCTTGGTTCACAACGAGGTTGTGCGTAGATTCTTCCCACTTGAGCTTGCCGTCTTTGTCGTGGCACTGAAATGTGTAAACGCCACCGGCGGATGCTTTGTTGGTCAACATGTGTTGCTCCTGTTAAGAAATGCGGATGAGTGCCGATGTTGCTGTGTTGGCTGGCATCTGCACCGTGAAAATTGTCGTGGCCGTTTTATCCGACCCGAAGTCCAACACCGCAATGGCTTTGTTGCTCTTGCTGGCATTGTAAATTAGGGCTCCACGGGCGGTGAACGCGGCGGGGTCCCAAGAGGGGTCGGCAAAATCCACGTAGGCCGTGGTATCTGCGGTCAGCACCGTCACGCCTGTCAGCGTCTTGCCGCCTGCTGTATAGCCCGTGCCAGACGTCTCGCCATCCGTTGTGTAAACCGTGGTTTCTGCGCCAAGGTTGGCTGTTGCCAAGAACAGCGCCATCTTGATGTCATCCGTCTCAAGGTCGTGAACCCCAAGCAAGATGTCCTGCTTGAAGCTCGTGGTGATGGTTTGGTCAAAAGCCATGTTATGTCACCGCCTGTCGGTATTGGCCGGACCGGTACGCGTCCTGACGCTCCATGCCATCGCCCAAGCGCTTTGCCAAGCCCAAAGCCTCGGTGTACTTGGTGTTGTACAGCTGGACCATGTCGGCTTCGCCCTTCATGAACGTGATGGCTTCAACCAAAGAGCCGTACAGCAGCACGGAATCAAAGTTGTCGCCCAGCCAAGTCTCACCAGCGGTGACGATTGACTCGGGGTAGTAGTAAAAATGCAACTCCACCGTGTAGGCGGCATCTGGCGTTGGGCCGAGAATAAACGACAGCTCGTTCGTGATGCTCGGACTTGACCCGCTTGTGGTCGTTGGGCCAAACAGCGCGTAGTACTTGGGCAATCCGGTGCTTGTTGGCGTTGGATATGCCTGCCGGATGAAGTTGACATCCTTGTTGAGCAGGAACTCGTAAGCGCCAGTGGCATCAACCACCGCAAGCGAATACACGGCCAAGAAGTCGGACGGTGCAGACAAGTATTTGTTGCTTGCCGTGAGCGAACCCGTCACGTTCTTGCGGATCGAAGGGAACTGCACCGTGTTGTAGATGCGTTGCTCCGCCTGCTGCACAAACACCGGAATGTTGTCAATGAAGTCTTGGTCGAAGTTCTGCGTGTAATCGCAGATTGCAGCGGTCAACTGGGTGTAGTTCATGTTCGTATCAGGCCATAGGGCCGCGAGCCATCACGCCTTTAGTAGCTGCGCCAGTGCCACGGATTTTGATGCCCGAGGTTTTGACGCCCGGATATTCATTGCTGTGGTTGTTGGCCACGGACACGTTGGTGCCCTCCATGTGCTTCATGGCGTTGACCTTCGGCAGCACAGCCTGTGTAGGCGCTGGTTTTGGTGAGCGGTATGTTGCCATGTCAGGCTCCTTTGCGGCCGGGGGATTTCTGGTTGGCAACCTTGGCCAAGCCACGACCCATCTTCAGCATATCGCTGTTGGTCTTGCCACCAGCACGCAGCTTGGTTGGCTTTTTGCCGGGGTGCATGTTGCTCTCGTGCTTGCGAACTGCGGTCTTTGCATCCATGATGGACTCCTTATGATGTAGCGATTGTCACTTGGCCGACCGAAGCAGTCAACACCAAGTAGTTGGGGGTTAAGCCGTCGTCGTACGCTCGAGCACCACCCACTGGATTCCAACCCCACTGGATGTCTCGAGAGCCACCTGTTGGGTATCCTGCCACGTTGGGTCCTGCCGTCACGTACGTTGTGTCTCTGCGGGGGTTGCGTACAGCCTGCGGATCATCCACTGGGTACATGCCCAACTGGAGCTGCGGTTGATCGGGGTCCCAGCACGAGTCACAGACCAAGAGGTTGTAGGTCTTGGTCTTGATAATTTCCTTGCGCAGCTCTGTGAGCTTGAAGCGGAAACCACAACGATCGCACTGGGCGATCGAGTTCTTGGCACTGGCGAAGCGATTGCCCATTTATGTTCCGCTCCCAAGGTACTGGCGGCGAGGCACGAAACGAACGGCTGCCTTCTCGCGGTCTTCGCTAGAAGCCGAGTCCCAAGCCTCGTCGTACTGGGCTTTCAAAACCTGCAGACGCTCGGTGCCGCCGGGCACTTTCAGGGCCAAGTAGTAAGCCAAGCCTGCAACCATGCAGGGCAAGAACCGGAATGGCATGTCCATTGTGTTGACGCCTTCGCCCGCGTTCTGGATGCGCTTCAAGCGCCAGTACACAAAGGTGTACGGCTGGCTGTTGTCCGGCACAGGCCACACGGTGATCCGGGGTGTGTTCAAGCGCTCGATCCAGACCTGAATGGGCCGGGCCTGCTGCAGCTTGTTGGGGATCGTGGCGTAGGTAGAAACACTGATACGCGTGATGGTCAGGTATGCCTGTGTCGAAGCGCTGCCCGCACCGGTGCGGATCACATGCTCCAGCAGGTCCACTGTGTCGGCCGGAAGGTCGTACGTGGCCGTGCCAGCCACCAACGGGATCGAGCCC